GGTATCCGTTCTGCTGAAGTGTCATGGCGTTGATTTTACGGTGACTCTTCGACAGTGAAAAGAAAAAAGGCCGCAGAGCGGCCATAAACACAAACAAAAATCAATAAGTTAGATAATTATCAAAGACTTACAGACACACAAAAACACAGCCAACCACAACAAATAACAGGGATGTGGTCACTTTGTGGATCATTCGCTCCCCTCTTTTTCCTTATTTCGTTGAACGCCAATTGCGACACACGTACTAAGCAAATCTTTACATTTCTCTACATCTTCAGACTTACGCAATTTGATGCTTTTTACAGACTGCGGGCTACTGTCCGTAGCACGATACATCGTTATTTCAATATCATTTCGGTCTAAGAGTCCCATAATGGCTTTTGCAACCTCCACACCCTTCTTCGCGAAATCAAAGAACAGAGCAAGTTTATATGGATTTTCGACGGAAAAAACTTCAATTTTGCTAAAACCAACATCGTGTAGAGAAAAATATTGCTCAACCTCATCTCGAAGTTCTGGATCGCATACAATGTCTATTCTCCAGTACTGACCTAAATGCAAATCGCTATTAACTGTTTTTTCCACAACATCCTCCTTACCCAGCAATAGGATTAAATCTCACCGCATCCTGCAAGTAATCCGGCGCAAGATGGGCATAAATCATCGTTGTCTGAATCTTTGCGTGCCCCAGAATTTTCTGGAGCGTCAGAATATTGCCGCCGTTCATCATGAAATGACTGGCGAAGGTGTGGCGCAGCGCATGAACAGCCTGGCCGTCAGGAACATCAGGTGCGACCGTTTTGATGACATCGCGAACCAATGGATAATCCAGCGTCGGAAACACCAGTTTCCCGCCCCGTTTTTTGATCTTTTCAAACAGGCTTTCAGAAATAGGAACGGTACGGTTTTTGCTGTTCTTCGTTTTTGAAAAAGTGATTCGACAATGAAGAACACGGCGCTGCTCCAGTGCCGCTACCTCGCCCCATCGCGCCCCGGTCGACAGAAGGATTTCGACAGCCAGCCGTTCATCGGGATTTTCAGCCAGTGCATCCAGCAACTGAACACATTCAGACTTACTCAGATATCCCATTTCGCGCTCGTTAACCTTCATTCCTTTAAGGCCTTGAACGGGGTTATCGTTAAGAAAATGGCCGGATGAGATGAGTGCGGTAAACATCGCGCTTAACGCCCCAATCTCTCGATTAATGGTGCTGGGCTGTATCCCCTGCTCTATCCTGGACACACGTAGCTCGGTGAGCATCGTTGTATTAAGTTTATGCACACACGGGTCATCCATTGCCTCACTCAAGCGCAGCAATTTAAGGCGCGTGTTATGCCCTGACTTCATTAGCTGGCCGTGGTATTTCCACCACAAGTCAATAAGCACCGACAGCGGACGGCGATCAATGGAGTTTCCTTTCCACTCATTGTTATGCTGTTGCGCCAGCACCCACCGCTCATATAAAACTGCATCCGATTTCGTTTTAAATTTTTTTCGAATGCGTTTGCCTTTACGCCCCTCTGGACGCATGTCAAGAAGATACCCTCCCGGAATTGATTTTATGCTCATTCGTGAAACCCCAGCGTTACAAGACCACCATGCCCCCAGCGCTCCATGATTAGTCGGGCTGTGTGCCAGTTTTGCGGGATTTTTGAGAAGACGATGTGTTTTCTGGCCCATCAGGGGAGAGAGAGGGACTGATCTGCCCAGCAGCCTCATTTGTTTTTCCCGTCATAAGCCAATTCATGTACTTAAAAAAGCGAGGGTGATTAACAATCTTGATAAGCACTTCGCCCCCTATGTTTTCAATCCGCCCCGTTTCATAACGACGCAAAGTGCCGATAGGCACATCAATCAGGCCGCAAAATTCTTCGCGCGTTAAATCCTCTGATTCACGAATCACTCTAATTTTTTCACCGATAAGCATTGACAGTGTTCCTATAAGTACACTAAGCTTGCGCGCAAGGTGTACTTATAAGTACACCAAGTCACAAACAACCACAGATAGCGCAGGTTATCACACATGGCAAAAGTCCTGAACACACACGAACAGGCAGACTTTGAGCGTTTAGCAGCGTTCTATCCCTACCGCGATGAGCATGGGTTACCAGTACTTGAAGAAAGCCTGAAAGATTACGCAAAGCGTACCAACCAAGCTGTTAACACAGTGAAAAGACAGGCTGACAGAGGTTCAATTCCCATCAACCAGGATGAAAAGAACTCAAGACGCACAGTAAATCTCTTCGCTCTTTTCCTGAAAACAATCAGGAGCGCAGAAAAATACGTGCAGATGACAAAATAACGAGGTGTCATTTTATGCTGAAGCAACGCCGTAATTTTCGTACCGGAACAGAACGCCACGCTAACCGTTTCACTACCAGTGCATCACGCAGCAACATCCGCTACAGCCTGAGTGATACACACGCAACGCCGGATGGCTACCCAGTAAAACAAATCGGCGAGCACGCCTGGCTGATTGAGAAAGCTGGAATCGTGATCCACAAATGCCCACGCAATCCGTTTACCGGAAACCGCATTTTTGCATTGAGCTGTGGTGACAATCAGTTCGGGCAGGATTTCACATTATACGAAGCACTTCGCACGGTTGATCGTCTGCTTCGCGGGCAAAGTTTTATTAAACAGGCTGATTTATAACAGGTGCTTTATGACCAAAGACCATGCACAAGGTGTATTTATCCGTTTTATTGATTTTCGCGGTGAACTGTTATTACGTGCATCCGCTATTGACGGAGTGACTCCGGCGGGTAAAAACGGAGCCGACGAAGCCACTTACGTTTATCTGAACGGCACGCGACTGCTTGTGGAACTTCCGTACCAGGCCGTACGAGAAATCATTAGCGAAGCTGAAAAGGCACGCCAAGTTAATGGCGATGAACCCTATATCGAAATTATTTGTATGGATTCAGAAGCTGAAATACAGAAAGCAGATTAAAGGGCGTTGTGATGGGCAAAGAATATAAAACTCTCATTAACAAAGCACTTGAGCGTTTTTATTTTCGCTTAAGTGCATCAGGCGCTCATGCTGAACGTGCGGCCCGTGACTCATTGACCAGAGCAATCCGAAGTCTGTATGACGTGGCTTTTTACGCTGATGATCTGGATGCACTTAACGAACTTTCCGAGCTGATCTGTGCCGCAGAATGCGGGGAACATATTGAACCGTATAAGCTGGGAAATATCGCATGAGTATATTTATCTCATGGCTTGTTCTGATTATTTCGGTGGTCTGCGCCATTGGGATTATGCGAATTATTCATTCAGTAAAAAAGATTGAACGCTTTTTCACTGACGAATAACAGCTTAAACAAAAAACCAGATTAAACCCGAAAACCTGAAAACTATCCGCATTCGCGGAGGTATTCGCACACGTAAATAACGGAGATATAAAATGAACGCAAAAGAAGAAGGCATTATCGACACATTAAAAAAAATATCAGAAGCGGAAGATGAAATGGCTAAAGATGCCGTGAAGCGTAGCCAACATATGGTAGCACTTCACGCACTGACCATTGCAAAAATCACCGCTGACGCAGCCAAAATTATTGAGGAACAGGGCAAAGAAATCGACACTCTTAAAACACAGTCAACAGTTGCAGCCATGAATCCGTCCAGCATTGGACGCTGCATTTATATTCTTGGTTCAGCAATGATGCTGCAATACACCATTATTGCCGAACTGCACGGCAAATACCTGATAACGCCTTACCACACAAAAGAGTCAGAGCTTCTGACAAATCTCCGCCTGATAGAACGCTCTCAAGCTGTATTCATTGATGACGCGCAACGTGCCGTATTTAACGCATAGGGTTACTGGACAAAGGGGGCGCAATGGCAATTAAGCATTTTCCCGTCGTTCGCTTTACCTCCAGAGGGCGCGAATACGAGGTCGACGAACGCCTGATTACCACTATCGACAAACATCGTTCGGAAAAGGATGCACACCACATCTACCTCACTGACGGCACTTACTTCTGCGCCACCAACGTGGCGCGGGTAAACCTTATCCGACAGGTACAGGAGCAGCGTAAATGAGCAGAAGGCGAATCACACGCAGGCATCGCCGCACACACATGAATTCCTTACCGACGCTGAAAGAACTCATTCAACGCGAGATCGCTGATTTCTGCGCAACGCTGGGGGTCGCCTGGCGAACCGGAAACACCGGAAGCAATACAGCGCGAGTTATCACAACGCATCAATAACGTTTTTGATTTTTTTCCTTAACCAGTAGGGAGCAAATCACAATGAAACTCAAACCCATGGGCATCCCCGGTCAGGCACCAAGACACGTTAAACAATGGACGAAACAGGAAGATGCGTTGCTGATAAGCATGTACCCGAAACACAGCATCAGGGAAATGACATCCAGACTTAATCGCTCATTTCATGCAACGGGGCAGCGCCTTATCACCTTGCGCAAGCGAGGGCTGATTGGGCGGAAACGCCAGCGGCTGGATGAAAAGGCAATAGCAGAAATAATCAGCAACCGCCACCGAAAAAGTAAGAGGGATATGGCGCGGGAAATGAAATGTAGCAAATGCACCATACAAAAAATACTCCGCGATCGTGGTTACAGCGCAATGAAGTGTGGAGGCATACATCATGCTGCTAAATACGACGATCATATTGTTCATCTGGTAACTGAATTGCGTGATGGGCACGGCATGCCATTCAGGGAAATAAGCAGACATATACACAAAATCACAGGGATACAGGTGGCATACAGCACAGTATGGTGGCTTTACAACCGCCGAACCGCCGCCGACGCCGTGCTGTACGAGCTATTACCAAACTGAGTAATCATCATGCACACACAAAAAAACCGCTTGCCATGCCGCAATCAGTCAGGTTACATTTCCGCTGCACCTCATAAAACGGGTGCCGGGATTTCCACCCCGCTGACAACTACAGCGCACAACCGCGCCAGCGGTTTTTTTGTGCGTACTGTATCGCCACGTCTTTTTCGCACACGAATTATGGTGGGGCGTACGGGGCCGACTTCGGTCGGGCCGGGTTCTGTAGTTGCCGGTTGTGGAAACCCTGTACGTCTCACCACCCCGAGTTTTCCACCTCTGGATGGTGAGTTTTCAAAACTTGCAACTACAGAGGCCACACCATGGCAAACCGCAAACAGCACCGCGCTATCGCGGAGCGTCGTCACATCCAGACTGAAATCAACCGCAGACTTTTCCGCGCATCACGCGTCGCGCAAATCATGCACATCAATATGCTGCATGAGCGCAGCCACGCACTATCAAACATTTATTCCGCCTCTGTTTTCAGCTATCTGGCGGATGATCTGCACGAGCTTCAACAGCTCATCCAGCAGCAAAACAAACTCCATTAATTCCTGTTCCGGGCCTTTCCTGCACCTTGCGGCGGGAGGCCTTCGCACATCTGTAACAAGAGGATTGCCGCAATGATTCTCGCCGACGACTTTCTTGAATACCTGCTCAACACAGAACGTGATCTTGCCGCTCGCGTGCGTGATCGTTATGACATGTACCTGAAATCCCTGCCTGTACCGCAGCTCGCTGACGGAAAGATTGTTATTGATGGTCGCTACATGATTGACAGCCACGAGGGAAATTACAGGCTTTACCGCATTGAAGGTGGCACCCCGTCCGTTATTGGCATTTACCAGCGCCCATCCTCTGCAATCGTCGATGTGATTGCCGACAGCATCCGCATCACACATCGCCATGCCGACACAGAAGACACCGTGCTGGAAATTCAGTGGCTGGCTACAGTCTGCCGCGACACCCTGAATGGCATGACGAAGTAAATCACTATGACGGCAGAGTACATCAGGGACTGGCAACAACCGCGCCACGCAGTGGGGCGTGAAGGAACGGGGATCCCCGCTCCTGAATCCGCGCTTTCCTCCTGGCTGGATGCCTACCGGGTAGAGAACGAGCGCCGCCAGGAAATAGCTGATGCGGCGTTCTCCGCCACGCCGCTGGGCAACCTGATTAATAAAAGCCTGGACGCACAGGAAAAACAGGACAAAACCATCACACTGGCAGGAGACGCCAGAAAGCAGGCACGCGGCGCGGTGGATGAAGCCATGGCCTCGCTGCGCCTGCTGCCGTCCTATCTGCGCGATCCGCTTATTCGCCACCTCTCCTTCCTGCGCAAAAAACAGGAAGCCGATCGCCGGAAAGGCAAAAAGAGCTGGCAGGCGGAACGCTATGCACGCGGAACCCTACGCAAAATATTCGAACGTCTGGATCGCACTGACGGACGCTGGCTGACACCGTGTTATTGCTCCCTTGCCGGACGCGAACGCCTGGACGATTTGCTTTACCTGCCGCAGCTCAACAAACACCAGATACAGACGCTGGCCACCATGACGGCGGCGATGTTCAGCAGCACTTTCGAAACACTCTGCGATGGCTTTGGTGCCAGAGATGGCGAGCTGACCATGGATGTAATGTTGAAGGCTTACCGGATGCTGGCTCGTATCGCATTATGCCTGCATATCATGCCGCCACATTACGAAGCCCTGAACAAGAGCGAACCGGATACGGAACTGCTGCCGGGCGCAATCCTTCGCCTGACCTGTGCGGAATGGTGGAAACGCAAACTGTGGCTTTTACGTTGCGAGTGGAGAGAAGAACAACTCCGCGCCGCCTGTCTGGTTTCCAGAAAAACATCACCCTATCTGAGCCAGGACGCGTTAAGCGAGTTTCGCGCACAGCGCGAGAAAACACGCGATTTCCTGAAAAGTTTCATGCTGGAAAACGAAGACGGGTTCACGATTGATCTCGAGACAGTGTATTACGCGGGAGTAAGTAACCCGGTTCACCGTAAGGCAGAAATGATGGCCACCATGAAGGGACTGGAACTTCTGGCCGAAGCCCGTGGCGACAAAGCGGTGTTTCTGACTGTCACCTGCCCGTCAAAATACCACGCTACAACAGAGAACGGTCATCCGAATCCCAAATGGAACGGGGCCACCATGCGCGACTCCAGCGATTACCTGGTTAACACGTTTTTTGCGGCGGTCCGCAAGAAACTGAACCGCGACGGTCTGCGCTGGTATGGCATCCGCACGGTGGAGCCTCATCATGACGGCACTGTGCACTGGCATATGATGGTCTTTGCTCATCCGGAAGAAATCGACAGCATCGTGGCCATCACCCGCGATATTGCCATTCAGGAAGACCGCCACGAACTGGGCAATGATATTACTCCGCGCTTTAAGGCGGAGTACGTCGACGGCTCAAAAGGCACGCCAACCAGCTATATCGCGACCTACATCGGAAAGAACCTGGACAGCCGCGCCGTGGATGGAATCGACCCGAAAACGGGCAAACCACGCGTTGACCACGAAACCGGAAAATCAATGGCCGAGAGCGTGGAGCGCGCCATCGGCTGGGCGCGCCTTCATCGGGTCCGCCAGTTCCAGTTCTTTGGCATCCCCTCCCGTCAGGTGTGGCGTGAACTGCGCCGCCTTGCCAGCCAGATGGCACGCAACCCGGAAGGCCCGCAACGGCTGAAGGATGACGCAATGGATGCGGTACTCGCTGCCGCCGATGCCGGGTGTTTTGCCTCCTACATTGAAAAACAGGGCGGCGTACTTGTTCCACGTAAAGACTACCTGATTCGCACCGCCTACGACCTCGCAGATGAGCTGAACGATTACGGCGAGCAGAGTGTACAGATTTACGGGATCTGGTCGCCGCTCATCGGGGAGTCTTCCCGCGTGTGCACGCACCCGGATAACTGGAAGCTGGTAAGACGTAAACCGGAAGCGGAAGACAGCGCCCGCGAAAATGGTTTTGACCTTCAGGGCGGCCCTGCCGCCCCTTGGACTCGTGGCAATAACTGTCCCCGTGTACAGGAAACGAGCAACAACGGAACAGAACAGCCGGAAGAACGGCCAGCACCGTGGCCGCAGCTTCCTGACGGCGTTGAAGTAAATGAATGGATGCGCTCACTGAAACGGCACGAACGCCGGGCGCTGATGCGTTCGCTTCGTGACAAACAGGCAAAAAACAGCAGCGATGAAATGCAGAACTGGACACAGAGCCGCAAACAGCCGCGACCTTTGCCTGATAACCACGAGTTACTCGCTAAAGAATGGCGGGAGTCTGCCGAATCTCTCGGCCTGCATATCGGTGAACAACAGATGCTGCACCTGTTACGGGGCGGCAGTCTGTACGTTGACGGCAGCATCATTGCACCGCAGGGATTTGAAATTGTACGCAAACCAGATACCCGACCGGACAGCCGAATCACGCAGCTCTGGCAGCGCCTGAGCCGTAATCACGGCGTAAGCAGCACGGAGATCCGCCATAACCCGGTCGCCAGCTATCTGGAACAGCTAGGGGCATCAGACCCCGAAGCCGCCGCACGCCTGGCATCCACACTTCAGCAGGACCAGAACACCATGAAGACACCCGTTACCGTGCTTTCTGACATGCTGCGCGCCATCCGTGACGCAGAGCACGCACAGAGAATCAGTGAAACCACTGAACGCGCCCACCGCAAAGCAGACCTGCTGCGGGGTGGCCTGACCCGTGGGAACAAAAAACAGACAGAAACGGGATTCACAAATCCCGTAAATGAGCAAAAAAAGCGCCGCGAAATATGAAGCGCGCACAAAACAGGCAAAAGCGGGATTTCAGAATCCCGTAACCGATTAATTAATCAATATAAGGAAAATCGACATGAAAATTTGTATCGACGACGGCTCCACCAACATCAAGCTGGCATGGACTGAGAACGGCGAACGCCGCAACGCCATCAGCCCGAACAGCTTCAAGTCGGAATGGTCTGCGCCGTTCGGTGGCACGCATCCCGCGAACTACATGCTTGATGGCGTGCGCTATGGCTTTGATCCGGTCAGCGATCGCTTTGTCCAGACGACTGACACGCAATACCAGTACAGCGATGTGAATGTAATCGCCATTCATCACGCGCTGGTCAAATCAGGCATCACACCACAGGAAGTGGATGTGGTTGTCACCCTGCCACTGAGTGAGTATTTCGACACAAACGCACAGCCGGACATGGCCAACATCAACCGCAAAAAAGCGAACGTCATGCGCCCGGTGGAGTACCAGAACGGCGAAGCATTCACTATCCGTAACGTACGGGTTATGCCTGAATCCATTCCGGCTGGCTTTAAAGCACTGGCTGACATGAGTCCGTTTGAATCCCTGCTGATTGTGGATTTAGGCGGAACCACGCTGGATGTGGCAAAGGTTCAGGGACAACTGGCAGGTATCAGCCAGGTGTTTTGCGATCCACACGTAGGCGTTTCCCTGATGGCCGATGCCGTACTGTCGGTGATGGCCACTAACGGTATGCGTACCAGTCACCACATCGCCAATACCATTATCGAACATCGCCATGATGAAGCCTGGCTGCGCCAGCACATCCACAATGACGCGCATTACGCCAGCCTGATGGCGGTTATTCGTGAAAAGGAAGAAACACTGAAACAACGCGTGATCCGCGCGCTGGCGGGTTTTTCGGGTTACGGGCGGGTGATGGTTGTCGGTGGCGGGGCGGAGATTGTGGCACCCGCTATCCGCGAAGCCTGCGGAGTTAATGCGACTTTCATCGCGGACGGGGTGCCACAGTTTGCTCTGGTTAATGGGCTGTACGCAATGGACAAGGAGTAAACCAATGACGACACCAACCAGACGAATAAGTTTCTATCTGAAGCCTGCCGCCGTCAAGAACGAAGGCGAAGCATGCGCCTGGCTGGACAGCCTTACACCAGAAGCCCGTAAAAACGGCCAACGCGTGGCTTTTCTGGCTGGTCTGGCGCTTCTGAAAATGAATCCGGCAGAGGCTTACCGACTGGCAGCATGGGCTGACGATGAGGCGTTATCAGTGACACAAACCAGGACAGAACGCCCCCTGTCACAGCCAGTACCAACCGCACAGATAACCAGTCAGATGGCCGGAAATATCAGGGCATTATTTCCTGAATAACACAACGTCAGGGCGAGTTCGCCCTGATCTCCATCTCAGAACATAAACAAGAAGAGCGACTTAATGAGCAAAATCAACTATCAGGCATTACGTGAACGTTATTCACCTGCACCAGTACCAAAATGCCCTATTTGCGGCGAAGAAATGTCAATTCAGCGAATATCTGGAGCACTGGTTGTTTATGGCTGCTCCGGTTATGGTGATGATGGAGATTTCAAAATTGGTCGAACTCTTGCCGACGAACATTATGAAAAATCACGCGTAACAGTGTTGGATGTCGGGGATCCTGAAGTATTGGCGCTACTTGATTGGCTGGAAACCAAAGACAACCGAATCGCTGAACTGGAAAAAATCGCCACTGACTATGCACTTAAATTCCAGAAAGCACAGGACGCATTAAAGTACGCCGCTTTGCTGCATAGCAGGACAGTGCAGCTACAAGACTAACTTAAAGCGGAAGATTAATACATGGTGAGTCGGGGTAATTTGTTTTTATCCCGACAAATAAACAAAAAAGTGGACTATCTCTGTAGTATCTTATTCAGCATCGTCTCGTGCAGTCTGTGCATACGTCACAACAACGCCCAATGCATTAGTTTTCTTTTCAACATAGATAATATTGTCATATTCATAGTTACCATACGGATAGCAAATAAGAATATTTTTATGCAGATCGGGATCATCAACAAACGCTCCGGAACAGCTTCTTGAACTACCGGATGTATACTCATACGGTGCAACATATGATGATGTTACTCCTGGTAAAAAATAAGTCACCATCATAAGAGGGATAATCAGGAATATCCCTGTAAGAATGCAAGAGCCAGCATAAACCTTCAGGTATTCCGACAGTCCTTTCCAGCCACTTTGCTTCACTACCCCCCCTCTTCACCAGAAACAAGGAGAAGAAAAAGGACATACCCATACTACACAAGATGTAATAATTGGATATACGCGAATTAAGATATGTAATCCTGTAGATATCTGCCCTCCACCAGTAAAAGAGGAAAATAATCCCTAGCACTGAAACAGTCATGCAAATCAAATAAGGATATGAATCTTTCTTCATGTCTTGCGCTCATTAAAATTTCCCTGCTACGAACAAATTTACCATCCGTTTTTTGCGCAGAAAACAGCACGATGCACACTGCACGATAGTGCACAAATTTGCACAATTTTTTTGAACGACTTTTTACCCTTCCGGCCAGCATGGCGGCTGGATCCGTCAAGGATCCGTGCGTGCACAAAAAAACGCGCTTTTTCTGCGCGCAGGTGACGGGGGAACAGCCCGCGTTTCAGGGGGTAAATAGCATTCCCTGAACGATGTCGCAGCGACACAACAGAATGGCTGTATTTCTCACACTGAGCGTGAAAAAGACGTGAGGGCTTTTGATTTGATGGGGTGACAGACAAGGCCGTCAAAATCGCACTGAGGCGGCAAGAACATGCAGTCGACGCGGTGGGATTGCGTAAGAGCCTGACCGTCGATGATGGCGATAAGCTGGAAGACGTCGTGAAATTATCTGATTGATACAGGAGCTGGAGAGTCGGGGCATAAATTTTTTATGCCCCGGCGAAGCAGCAGACAAGCGAAGCGCGTCAGGATGTGGGCTGAGTGTCCAGCAGTGCGTAAGGGTTAAAGCGGATCACCTCTTCGCCAAGCCAGTCATTGATATGCTTCATGGCCTCCATTACGGGCATCAGCTCGTTAATTGCGTAAACCCGCGCTGCCTTCTCCACATCACCAAACGCACTTTTTTCGCCCGGCATCGCCCCCATCAGTTGCGGCGGAACGCGGTGCGCAGCCAGCACATCATCACGGGATGCCGCCTTAACATTCATGAACTCATCTTTTGCGGTGATCTGCTGGAACGGCAAAATTTGCACCCCCTCTTTGCCCCCGTTGGGCGCGTGAATGAGCACGTTTTTAAACGCACCACCACCACGTGCACCCTGTAGCGTTTCCTTCAGGGAGTCCATGCTTTCGCGGTTTACCTGCGCTGCACCGATGTAGATGATGCACCCGGCGTGGGATCCGTTGTCGTAATACAGTTTTCTGAACATGTCCGCCGAATGAGACAGGCTGGCCGAGAGTAATGCGCCGAGATATTCCGGCATGCCGTAGATTTCCTGGTTAATGTCAGGATTCATCAGGTGGCACACTTTGCCAGAGCGAAACTGAAACGCGTCCTTGCCATCCTGCACATACCACCATGATTCAAGATCGCTTCCGCGTCGCATGTATTTCGCCAGGGCGTGCCGTAATTTAAGCGGTTCGCCGAGCATATTGCTTCGAAGCTCAAGGAATGCGTTACCGAACACAAACCAGTCCAGCGCCAGCGCCGAGAAATCCTGCCGGGAAAGCAGCGGATGCGGAATATAGCAGCCGAGCAATACATTACGCTTAAAGTAAAGCGCAGACTGATGCCAGGACGTTTGCCGGGCAGCTCTTGCCAGACCGTACCAGTCCACCGGGGTTTCATACCACCGCCCGTTATCAGCACAGTACATATTGTCCAGCAGGTCATGCCCGGTCAGGCGGTAAGGACCATCAAATGTGAATGCACTGAGCGACGATTCTTTCCTGAGCGCATCAGCGAGATCAATGCGTGAACTCATGCGCACTTTTTTATTTTTTCTGCTCATCAGAACTCCATAACCGTGAAACGCTCGTTTTCTCCTTCGCCGCCAATTGGTTCGTTAATGACAGCAAGCATGGTTGCCCACGCAAGGTCGCCGTGGCTGATCCCCCTCGCGCGGTCCGTTTCGTAAGTGATAAAGCCACCCGGTGTTTTCACCTTACGCACGGCGTTAAAGGCCGCGACCAGCTCGCGTTCGGCGCGATCGTATTCCCACCGCCCGGCACGCATTATTTGCAGCATTTTCAGTACCAGCGACCGTTTTGATGACAGCGTGAAGGTGTACGGAATAGCAGCAGGGAAAAACCGTTTCACTATCTGATAAACAGCCTCCCCGTTCCCGCCCGTCACATCAATGCCGATGTGTTCCACGTTGTAGCGACACGTGAACTCTTCAATGACTCTGGCCTGTTCTTCAAACTCCAGCCCCTGAACGCGTCGCGTCTCCACCGTTCGAAAACGGCCACCAGGAACAGCCGGAGGAACCACCACGGACACAGCGCCGCTGTCGCCGTTTCCACTGCTGCCGTTTGCGTCATAACCAATCCATACCGGACGATTCCCCATCGGGCGGGGAGCAAAAGGTTTCCAGTCTTTCCAGTCGTCGTATCCGTCAACACCGCAGCCAATCAGGATATTCAGGTTAAATGCCGATTCCCCTTCGCGGACAAACTCACACATATAGAGATTGCGGAACTCGTCTTCGGTGTTTTCATCACGAATTTCGTCGATATCGGTGTGTTTCCAGCCGTGATTAACCACATCTTCCAGCGTGACAATTTGCCGCCACGTCCGGTCAGGGCAGATAAGCCCGTTATGCAGCGTTTTCCAGTCCACAGAAAAACGCTGGCGTTTATGCGTGGCCTTTTTCTCGTTCCAGCGGTCGCCGTTCCAGTAGGCGTATGCCTCGTGCGTTTCGGTGGATGGCGTGGAGAAGTAGGTGCGCCGCAGTCCGCTGAGGGTTGCCATAGCGCCAGCCACCTTGCGCAGTTCAGCAAAGCGGCTGACCCAGAAAAATTCATCAAAATAAAAATTGCCAGTATAGGACTGTGCCGACGCAGCAGAAGTGCCGAGGAAATGCAGCTCTGCGCCGTTGGAGAGGATGATTTTATCACCCCCTTTCAGCTCCACATCAACTTCAGCCGCGGCCTTCTGAATAATGCTTTTAAACTGGAACGCCTGACGACGCGACGCAGACAAAAAAATCTGGTTACGCTGGTAAGGTTGCGCCACATCGTCACGCAGCGCCATCAACAGTGCTTCCTGTGCAAAATACCAGGTCGCCCCAATCTGTCGGGATTTCAGGATCATCCTGTTACGTATCCCGGCTTCCCTGCAAAGGGTCAGGGCGTCAAACCAGCCCCGCTGATGCCACTCCAGCCTGCTGATGATTTTTTCCCGCAGTGCGGCAATCTGTTCCGGCGTGAAATGATTTTTAAGTTTTTTCGCCCGGCTTTTCTTTCCTGTGGCCGTCGCATCCGGCTGGTCATTATGCAGTTTTTTAAGCTGCCGGGTCAGCAGGTCTATTTCCTTGAAGTCACCACCTGTTTTATTCTGTTTTTCAGTAAGCTGGATGAGGCGCGCATCGATGGACTGCGTGACACGCTGCACGGGTGGCGTTTCATCCCACTGATCGCGTTTTTTCCACGCATAAATCGTGTTCGGGTTTATTCCCATCAGACGTGATATTTCTGCGGGCGGATAACCCTGCCAGTAAAGTTGTCGCGCACGCTGGCGCACAAAAGCGTCCTGAATCATTGCTCCCCCTGAGTAATTACAGGAAGATTACCCGCGCGCGAAACCGTTCTCCTTAACCCCCTGTTCTGGCTGTTTTCTTACAACAAAAGCCCTTTGTATCAGCCTGTTACGCTTTGCCATCATGACTGAAGAACCAGTCAGAGGGGCAAAACTATGGCTAATGAAAAAAAGACATCCCGCAAAAAGTTTCGCGTGGCTGTCTCTGGATCAACTGTTGATGGACGCGAAATCAGCCCGGTGCATCTGCGTGAAGCCGCCGAGAACTTCAACCCGGATGTTTACGCTGCCCGCGTGAACGTTGAGCACTATCTCTCGCCATGCCCGTCAAGCGAATTTTCCGCAATGGGCGATGTCACCGCACTGAGTACGGAAGATATTACGGAAGGCCCGCTGGCCGGACGTACTGCGTTGTATGCAGAAATCGAACCGACCGAGCGCATGAAGCAGCTTGTCGCTGACGGCAAGAAAATCTATTCCAGTATCGAACTGCACCCGCAGTTCTCCGTTAACGGGCGCGCCTATCTGGTCGGGCTGGCGATGACCGACACCCCGGCAAGCCTGGGCACTGAGCGCCTGAAATTCACGGCACAGCAACGTCAGGCAGTAATGACGTTCAACAGTGTCCAGGGTGAGGCACCGCTCATTTCCGAAGCCATCGAGTCTGAAATCATCGAAATGGCAGAACAACGCCAGGAAGAAGGCACCCAGTGGTTTAACCGCGTAATGGGGATTATTGGTCGTGGCCGCAAAGCGGATGACGCCAGTTTCTCCCGTATTCAGGAAGCGGTGGAAGGCGTCGCAACGTCACAGGCCGACATTATCGACCGTTTTAATGTGCTGGAAACCCGCCATCAGCAGGACCGCCAGAAAATCACGTCACTGACCACAGAGCTGGCAGCACTGAAGGAAAAACTGCGCACGCAGGACGGCGATCCGCAGAACCGCTTCACCGCAACGGGCGCAGCCTCCGACCAGCTGGCTGACTTCTGATAAGACAAAGGAGCAAATTTTTTATGAATCTGGTGATGTCAGATATTACCCGCAACAAGCTGGGTTGCTATATGGCGCAGCAGGCGTCGCTTAACAACATCCCGGTATCTGCACTGGTATCGCGATTTACCGTGGAACCCTCGGTGCAGCAGCGTTTTGAAAACGCAGTAAAGGAGAGCACTGAATTTACAAAAAAAATTAACGTGTTCGGTGTAACCGACCAGAAAGGCGAAAAAATCCTCCTGGACACCACCGGGCCGATTGCGCGCACGAATACCAGTTATGACGGCACAAAACGCCGTAACCCGAATAACGTGGTTGATCTGAAAAACCGCAAATACCAGTGCGAACAGGTGAACTACGACACGTTTATTTCGTATCCGCAGCTTGATGCCTGGGCGGCACACCCTGATTTTCAGTCCCGCGTCAGCACACAGATTGCCCGGCAGGTGGCGCTTGACCGCATCATGATCGGTTTCAACGGCACGTCTCACGCAGATGAGTCCAACTTCAGCACCAACAAGCTGCTTCAGGACGTTAACGTGGGATGGCTGGAGCACATCAGAACCGACGCCAGCGAGCGCGTAATGAATGACGTGACGCTGACCTCCCGCAACATGGACAACACCGTGGCGCACGCGGGTAAGTATGCGAACGCTGATGCACTGGTACAGGACGCGCGCTCATCCCTGCTGGATGAATGGCACAAGGAAGCTGACGACCTCGTGGTGATTATGGGGCGCAACCTGTTTAACTCGCTGCGTCTGCCCGTGCTGAACAGCATCAGCGGCCAGAATCCCAATGCGGAATTACTTGCCGGACAGCTCATCCTGTCATCGCGCGCCATTGGCGGACTGGATGTATTCCTTGCGCCGTTCTTCCCGGATTCAACGATGCTGATCACCTCGTTCAACAACCTGTCGATTTACTGGCAGAAAGGAACAATGCGTCGCCTGATGAAAGACGAGCCGGAATACAACCGCATCGCCACCTACCAGTCCATCAATGACGCTTATGTCGTTGAAGACTATGGCAAGTGCGCGATGGTCACTGGCCTGAAGTTCGCCGACAGCTAATCAACTCACGGCGGGCATCATGCCCGCCTGTAACGGAGAGAAAAAATGATTACTCCTGCACAGCAACACTGGCAGAACGTGATGGCACAGCGCGCAGGCCGGGCGAATGAAGGCGTGGACCACGCCGCGCGTACCGCGCATGAAGAGGTGCTGTATCGTCTGCGTCTGGCACAGGCCCGACTTAAGGGCGTACAGGCCAGAAGCGCGAAAGCCGCCATCAAAAAAGAGTTGTTGCCGGACTTTTCCGGCTGGATTGAGGGAACGCTGGAGGCTGACGGCGGGCAGCAGGATGAAGTGATTGCCACGCTGATGGTGTGGGCAATTGACTGCGGCGATCTTCCGCTGGCGCTGCGTATTGGTGCGTATGTGGTCCATCACAACCTCATCATGCCGGATAACTTTGGCCGTACTGCTGCCACGGTACTGACCGAAGAAATCTGTAATCCGGTACTGACGCAGGCCGGGACGGATGCCGACGCGGATTTGTCCGCCTTTATCGAACCACTGGACACCCTCCGGGAGATTGTCACCGACCAGGACATGCCGGACGAAGTGCGCGCCAAATTATGCAAGGCGTGCGCCTTTGCCCGCCGTGGCCTGAGCGACGCGGACAGCATGGCCCTGTCACTGAAGCTGCTGCGCGAAGCGATGCACCTGAACCCGAACGCAGGTGTGAAACGCGAGATTGCAACCCTTTCCCGCGCCCTGAAAAAAGCCGATTCCGCAGCCGCCCCAGATGACGCCAGCGCACAGCAGGCGCAGGACGAAAGCAGCAAAAGTAAAAAGACAACGCGGAAGCCTGCAATACGAAAAACCACCGCGACGCAGAAGGCGAAGCGCGTTTAACGACTGACCCCGTCAGCGGGCGGCGTGCACGGTGTTCCGGTTTGACTCCGTGACCGTTTACACCGCGCACCCACCGCCCGATTTTTTCAGGAGTGAACCCCATGAGTATGGTTGCCAGAACTGACCCCAGACCCGCAGAGGACGACATCACCGATACCGATGATGGCGACACTCGCATTTCAGCGGGCGCATTCTGGCCGGATATTGTGCTGCGAGATCTGCGTCTGGCGGTACGACTGCCGGGGCGTGTGACCACCTCCCGCCTGCTGCATACCGCCACCGGGGCCGTGGCACACGTTATCCGCGAGCTGGAAGCGTGGCAGCAGGAACAGCAGGCGGCTGGCCATCAGACGCTGGCCGATGTTCCGGCACCCGTAATTAACGGAGAAAGCGTCAATCTCTGGCACTGGCGTAATGCCGTTTATACCGCCACACGCGCCCTGATTCTGGAGCGTTACCGCGATGCGGACACAACGGATAAAGGCGAGCGCCGGGCAGACGCACTGGACGCACAGGCTGCGGATCTGTGGCGCGATGTGAGCTGGGCCATCTCTGACATTCTGGGACGACCGCGAATCTTTGCGGAGTTGTGCTGATGAAAGTGAAGGCACTGGAAGGCGACACCGTGGATTCGCTCTGTTTCCGGTACTACGGCACGACGCAGGGCGTCACCGAAAAGGTGCTGGATGCCAACCCCGGACTCTGCCAGCAGGTATTTCTGGACGCCGGGCAGGAAGTGGAGATGCCAGAGCCGGAGAAGAAGAAACGAGAAATGATTCAGTTGTGGGGGGAGTAGCAGTGAGCACCATTCAAACAGGGATCACAGAGCAGGTTATTGCGTGGCTCTTTGACCACCTGCCAACGGTGTATGCAGTAGGCGCGGCGGTCAGCATTTCCGCGCTGATGAGTCTTTATGACGGACGAACACTGGTTCAGACCGTAACGGGATCGCTGGCGTGCGGCGTTCTTGCCATGGCCGTGGCCGGGTCGTTGCGCTTCTTCGGGTTTCCTGAAGATGCCGTGACGTTTATCGGCGCATCAATCGGTTTTATGGGTGCAGAGAAAGCACGCGACAAGGTTATTGCGGCCTTTAATCGCAGGGTGAAGGAGAAGGACGAATGAGCAACACATTTAAATTCAGCAGCCGGAGCGAAAAGAATTTGCAGGGCGTAAACCCTGATCTGGTGAAAGTGACCCGACGGGCACTGGAAATCTCGGAAGTGGATTTTGGTATCACCGAAGGATTGCGCAGCCGTTACCGCCAGAAGCAACTTGTGGCCACAGGTAAGAGCCAGACCATGAACAGCCGCCACCTTACGGGACATGCCGTGGATGTTGTGGCTTATGTCGGCAGCCAGGTGTCATGGGAATGGCCGCTGTACGAAAAAATCGCAGCAGCATTCAGACAGGCCAGCCGGGAGCTGAATATTCCGGTGGAATGGGGCGGCGACTGGAAGACCCTGAAAGACGGACCGCATTTTCAGTTACCACACGGAGCCTATCCGGCATGAAGCTCTGGCCCACGCTGGGTGTCGCTTTCCTTCTGATTGCCGCATGGGGAACATCCATGCGTCTGTCGTGGTCGCTGGGTCGGGAGAACACCAGAAACGAAGCGCAGGCCAGCACCCTGAAAAGTACCGTCGACACACTGAATATCATCAGCGCCGGAGTACAGGATATGCAGCAGGTGCTGGCACAACTCCGCGCGGAAAATCAGCAACGCAATCAGGACGGAGAGGCCAGACGTGAACAGCTACGCAACGATATTGCAAAAGATGAATGCGCCCACGCTTTGCCTGACGTTCGTTTTACTGACAGGTTGCGCAGGCACGCAGAACGCGCCACGGCCAGCACCGTCAGTCCGGCTTATACCGCAGACGCTGACCATACCGGTAACGCCGCCTCCCTTCCCTGATACTCCCACATGGGGAAATCTCGGTATATGGGGCGACCGCCTTCTGGATGCACTGGAAACCTGTAACGCGGATAAACGGGCCATTGAATTACTGGAACAGCGCAGGCTGCAACGACTGAACAACGAGGACAACAACCATGCTGAAAACTGATTCCCTGCGTGAAGCCATGACCCGTTCATGCCGATGGTGTCAGGCCAACCCGGAAAAATTCACCATTTTCGTGGAGAGCGGCAACATTGAAACGACCGGAGAAACTCCATCGTTTGTTTACCGCTATCAGATGGTGATGTTTGTCATGGATTACGCCGGGGAGCTGGACGACCTCACGCTGCCGTTACTGGCGTGGTTATCCGAAAATCAGCCACAGTTGTTGCTCAACCCTGAGCGTAATCAGGACATCAAATTCTCTGCCGTTATTAATGACGATGACAGCGCCGATCTCCTGTTTACGCTTCCCCTGCGGGAACGTGTTCGCATCACGCGCAGCAGTCAGGGCACACCGCAGGCAGAACACCTTCCGGAGCCAAAACCCCGCCTGCCATCTTCCGAAGGCGACTGGTCGCATGTATTCCAGGATGTGACGTGGGGGGAAAGCGATGGATAAGGCATTCATTCGCGTGGATGAAACTTTTGAGGCCATCCGCGACAGCCTGAATCAGCAGGCCATCAATAACATCGCCAGAAAGCTGGCACAGGATTTACGCCGCGCCCAGCAGGCGCGTATCCGGTCACAGAAAGCGCCGGACGGGACCGCGTGGACACCACGCAGACGCCGCGTAACCCGGATACAGGAGCGCATTCGCTTTATCTGGAATAACGAAACACGCACGCTGAAAAACTGGCATCACGACACGGGGAAATACGGGCGAACCATTACCGGGTGGGATGAGGATAAAAACAATATCCGCACGTTTTACCGGGATGACATCGACCGTTTTCTGGAAATACGCACCCGGCGTATCAACCAGGACAGCACAAAGCACGTCCCCATGTTCGTGAAACTGCGCACCACCCGTTACCTGAAAGCCCGCGCGGATGCCTCCGGTGTGACGGTGGGTTACAGCGGCGTGGCCGCACGTATTGCACGCGTTCATCAGTTCGGCGAGCGCGATCAGGTTGCGCCGGGCATTTTCACCGATTACCCGGTACGTGAGCTGTTGGGTATCAGCCAGGCAGATGAGCGCCTGATTTATAACACGGTGCTGGGCCGGATTGCGGAGGCTGTACGGTGAGCGCAGAACTCATGCGACTGCTGAGCAACATCATCCGCACCGGGATCATCTCTGAAGTTGACGAGGAATCCTGGTGCGTGCGCGTTCGCAGCGGCGAACTGGAAACAGGCTGGCTGCGCTGGAACACCACACGCGCGGGAGCCTTCAACGTGTGGCTTCCGCCATCACCAGGCGAACAGGTGGCAATTGCCTGCATCGGCGGCAACCCGGAAACCGCCATGATAATCGGCAGCCTGTGGAGTGATGCCATCCCGGCCCCCGGCAAAAGCCTGAACGAAATCGTGATCAGCGCGCCGGACGGCGCGGTGTTCCGCTACGACGCGGACGCAGGCGCACTGAGCGCCAGCGGCATGAAAACGGCCACTTTACAGGCATCCGTCAGCGTGAAACTGGACACGCCTGTCGTGGAATGCACAGACCTTCTGAGAACAGCGACGCTTGACGTCACAAAAGGGGGAAAGATGAGCGGCAATATCACGCACAGCGGCGGCGATTTCACCTCAAACGGCATCACAGTGCATACGCATAAGCACGGTGGCGTTAAAGGTGGTAGCGATTCGACAGGAGGCCCGCAGTGACAACCCGCTACACAGGAATGAATCCGGACGGGACGGGAAACCTGAACGATATGGAGCACCTGAAACAGTCAGTCAGGGACATCCTGACCACCCCGCTGGCAAGCCGGGTTATGCGACGGGAATATGGCAGCCTTGTGCCTGATTTGATTGACGAACCCATGAATAACACCACGCGTCTGCAATGCATGAGTGCTGCCGTGATTGCGCTGACACGATGGGAACCCCGCATTGCCCTGGACGCCATCGACGTTGTCTGGAAGGCAGGAGGCCGCGCCGGGGTGACGCTGTCGGGCACTGTCATGCAGACCATGCAGAATGTTGAATTAACCATCACGCTGAGGGAGTAATCATGCCTGCCGTTGACCTTTCCCAGTTACCGGAACCCGCCATCATCGCGGAGCCTGATTTTGAGGCAATTCTGGCTGACACAAAGGCCATGATGATTGCAGCTTATCCCGCCGAACAGCGTGAAGCCGTCTCCGCCGCGCTGGAGCTGGAATCGGAACCCCTGAACGTTATCGCCCAGACAACAGCGTTTCGTGAAATGCTGTTACGCCAGCGGGTCAATGAGGGTGCACGCGCCTGCATGTTAAGCCACAGCGCCGGGACAGACCTGGACAACCTCGCGGGCAATATGAACACAAAGCGCCTGGTTATCACTCCGGCAACGGATACCACCGACGCGGTGATGGAGAGCGACACCTCGCTGAGACTGCGGGCGCAGCGGGCGTACGACGGCCTGAGTGTTGCTGGCCCGTCAGGTGCATACGAGTATTTTGCCCGCAGCGCCAGTGGTCTGGTGCGTGATGCGCGGGCTATCAGTCCGTCTCCGGCAAATGTGACGGTTTCCATTCTGTCCACTGAAGGCGACGGCACAGCAACGGAGGCGTTGCTTAATACCGTTCGCGCCGTTCTGAATGCAGAGGATACCCGCCCGGTGGCCGACCGCCTGACCGTACAGAGCGCCAGAATCGTGACATGGCGGCTGAATGCAAAACTGTACTTCTACCCCGGCCCGGAATCCGAACCTATTCTGGCCGCGGCTGAATCGTCGTTCAGGAAGTGGCTGGCTGAGCAGGGGCTTATCGGTCAGGACGTGGCGTTGTCCGCCATTGCTGCCGCACTGCATGTGCACGGTGTGCAACGCGTGGAGATAATCGAACCCACACAGAATATGGCCATCAGCGACATACAGGCGGCGCGCTGTGAGTCATTCACCATCAGCGAAGGTGGGCGCAATGAGTAATTCACTGTTACCACCATCAGCCAGCAATTTCATGCGTTGTGCCGAAGCCGTCGGAGCGCGCATTACAGACATTCCGGTAGACCTCAACACGCTGTGGTCGCCGGACACCTGCCCGGCGCATCTGCTGCCTTATCTCGCCTGGGCGTTTTCCGTTGACCGCTGGGATCGCAACTGGCCGGAAGAGACAAAGCGACAGGTGATTCGTGATGCATGGCTGATACACCGACACAAAGGAACCATCAGCGCCCTGCGACGAGCCATTGAACCGCTGGGATACCTCATTCGCGTGTCTGAGTGGTGGGAGTTCGACGGCGAACCCGGAACATTCAAGGTTGATGTTGGCACGCTGGACAGTGGTGTGACCGAGGAAATGTATCTGGAAATGGAACGGCTGATTGCCGATGCCAAACCCGCAAGTCGCCACCTTATCGGTCTGAACATTATCCAGGACATTCCCGGCTGTCTGTATACAGGCGGTGTGGTCTGTGATGGTGATGTTATTACTGTTTATCCCGGATAAGTGAGAAACAATGAGCACGAAATTTAAAACCGTTATCACTACTGCCGGAGCCGCAAAGCTGGCTGCCGCCACTGTCCCCGGCGGGAAAAAAGTAAACCTGTCTGCAATGGCCGTGGGTGACGGTAATGGCAAATTACCGGTGCCGGATGCCGGTCAGACGAAACTGGTGCATGAGGTCTGGCGTCACGCTCTGAATAAAGTCAGTGTGGATAATAAGAATAAAAACTATATTGTGGCTGAACTGGTTGTTCCGCCAGAAGTGGGCGGCTTCTGGATGCGTGAGCTTGGTCTGTATGACGATGCCGGAACACTGATTGCGGTATCCAACATGGCAGAAAGCTATAAGCCAGAACTGGCTGAAGGCTCCGGACGTGCGCAGACCTGCCGCATGGTTATTATTCTCAGCAACGTGGCGTCCGTTGAGCTGAGTATTGATGCCAGCACAGTGATGGCGACGCAGGATTACGTCGATGACAAAATCGCAGAGCATGAGCAGTCCCGCCGCCATCCTGACGCCACGCTGACAGAAAAAGGTTTTACTCAGTTAAGCAGTGCAACAAACAGCACCAGTGAAAAGCTGGCGGCAACGCCAAAAGCGGTCAAGGCTGCGAATGACAACGCAAATTCACGTCTGGCGAAAAATCAGAACGGTGCAGATATCCAGGATAAATCAGCTTTTCTGGACAATGTTGGCGTTACCAGCCTGACGTTTATGAAAAACAATGGCGAAATGCCGCTTGATGCTGATCTGAATACGTTTGGTCCTGTTAAGGCTTATTCAGGTATCTGGTCTAAAGCAACATCCACCAACGCAACACTGGAGAAAAATTTCCCGGAAGATAATGCTGTCGGTGTGCTTGAGGTTTTTGCTGCCGGCAATTTTGCAGGTACGCAACGCTTTACCACGAGAGACGGCAATGTATACATGCGTAAACTCGCCAATAAGTGGAATGGCACTGATGGTCCGTGGGGCGTATGGCGTCACACTCAATCTGCTACCCGCCCTTTGAGTACGACTATAGACCTGAATACGCTTGGAGCCGCCGAGCATCTTGGTTTATGGCGTAACAGTAGCTCAGCTATAGCTTCATATGAACGCAATTATCCAGAGGAAGGCGGCTTTGCTCAGGGGATGCTTGAGATCCTCGAAGGCGGAAATTATGGAAGAACGCAACGTTATACCACTCGCCGTGGAAATATGTATGTCCGCTGTCTTGCGGCAAGCTGGGATGCATCAAATCCGCAGTGGGAACCGTGGTTAAGAGTCGGTCATCAGTCAGAGAGTCGTTATTACGAAGGTGATTTAAATGTTCTAACCGACCCCGGTATTTACAGTGTTACAGGAAAGGCAACAAACGGTCCGATGCTGGACACCGTTGGCGCGACACTACTTGGGATACTGGAAGTAATCAGACGTTTTGATGGTGTGTCTGTCTGGCAGCGTTACACAACCACAGGGAAATCAGAAACCACACAGGGACGCACTTTTGAGCGCGTCTACGCCGGGAGCAAATGGACCGAATGGCGAGAAGTATATAACTCCTTTTCGTTGCCTCTGAATCTGGGCATCGGTGGCGCAGTGGCAAAACTATCCAGTCTGGACTGGCAGACCTACGATTTTGTGCCGGGCAGTCTGATAACCGTGCGGCTTGATAACATGACCAACATTCCCGACGGTATGGACTGGGGCGTCATTGATGGCAACCTGATAAACATCGCAGTTGGTCCGAGTGATGATTCCGGTACGGGGCGCTCAATGCATGTATGGCGCAGCACTGTAAGTAAAGCGAACTACCGCTTTTTTATGGTGCGTATTTCAGGAAATCCGGGAAGCCGCACGATTACAGCAAGACGAGTACCAATCATTGACGAAGCCCAGACATGGGGCGCGAAACAGACATTCAGTGCTGGCCTTTCTGGTGAGCTGTCAGGCAATGCTGCTACAGCAACAAAGCTGAAAACGGCAAGGACAATTAACGGCGTAAAATTTGACGGCTCAGCAAATATTGAAGCGTTTCCGCCAGGTGTTCCGCTGCCGTGGCCATCAGATACACCACCTGCAGGCTATGCAATTATGCAGGGGCAGACGTTTGATAAGGCAGCATATCCGAAACTGGCTGTTGCCTATCCTTCAGGTGTTATTCCTGATATGCGCGGCTGGACAATCAAGGGCAAACCCGCCAGTGGGCGTGCCGTATTGTCACAGGAGCAGGACGGGATTAAATCGCATACTCACAGCGCCAGTGCGTCAAATACGGACTTAGGAACGAAAACGACCAGTTCATTTGATTACGGGACAAAAACAGTCAGTACGTTTAACCACGGCACAAAATCAACCAATACTTCTGGCAATCATACACATACCGTCGGTTTTGCTGTGAGCGTGCAATCAGGCGGTGCAGATTATGGTGTTCCGCGAAGTGATAAAGGTGCTACGACTACAAGTTCATCAGGCAATCATGCACATACAGTCAACATTGGAGCACATAACCATACTGTTGGTATTGGTGCACATTCACACACGGTTGCTATTGGCTCACACGGGCACTCTATTACCGTTAATGCTACAGGTAATACAGAAAATACCGTAAAAAACATCGCATTTAACTATATTGTGAGGCTTGCATAATGGCTTTCAGAATGAGTGCAGAAGCACAAACTATCCGCGTATTTAATTTACTTGATGGAACCAATGAATTTATTGGGGAAAGTGAAGCGTATATTCCACCGTATACAGGTCTGCCAGCAAACAGTACAGATATTGCACCACCTGATATTCCTGCTGGTTATGCAGCCGTTTTCAATGCAGATGAAATGAAATGGGAACTGATGGAAGACCATCGCGGAAAGACCGTCTATGAAACGAAAACAGGAGCAGCCATTTATATTTCTGAACTTGGCGCATTACCTCCAGACGTGACAGCCATTTCCCCGGAGGGGGATTATCAGAAATGGAACGGAAATGCGTGGGTGAATGATGAGAATGCAGAGCGTGATGCACTTGTCAGAGCCGCCGAATCTCAGAAGAGAGAACAAATCGCTTATGCGAGTAAGATCATTGCTACTTTGCAGGACGCTGTTGATTTAGATATAGCGACAGAAGACGAAAAGATAAACTTGACACGCTGGAAGAAGTACCGTGTATTGGTGAATCGTATTCAACCAGAAAATACCACCGATATTGATTGGCCAGAGCAACCATGAAAAAAGGCGCTTACTGCGCCTTTTTTTGTCTTATAACAGGAGTTATTTCGTTTATATATATTGAGTTGGAAGGAATAGATTTTGTTACCAGAGCATGAGCACCTATCGTAACGTTATCACCGATATTAACTTGCCCACCAAGGATAGATGAATTGCAACCTATATCAACATTATCTCCAATAGTAATCATTGCCTCATTGGAAGGGGTTCTTAGACCAATAGTAACACCTTGCTTTATATGTAGATTTCTCCCTATCACACAGTTTTCTGTAATAACAATACCTGATAAGTGAGCAATATCTAAGCCTGGCCCTATACTCACTGTTAAAGGAATCTCAACATTATAATCGCGATGAAGGTTTGCTCCGATGCGTTTGCCCACCCGGCGCATGAACCCTCCTCTGCTGTATAGATAGCTGGCCACTCGCCACCAAAACATAAAGTGTTTTCGCCTATTGCGTCTGGTGCGAGTTAAAGCTTTTCTCCATGAAAACTCATGGTTTCCGCCTATAACTTCTATTTTTATACACTCCTTTAATGTTTTTATATCCATGAATTTAATCTCTGCATTATCACTTACAATGTAATGGGGTGTTAATCTGACTGGGTGTGTAATGAACTCTCAAGAAATTATATTGTGGCTACTGGATGTATTCAATAAGATGGAACCAACATGTAATGTGCTTGAATGGTCCGATATGTTACGGACCATTTATCACAAGAAATTAAACTCTTTAAAATAAACTATGAACTGAGTTAGCCACGCTATTTAAAGACGAGGTTACCTTATCTTTGAAGCCAGTCAGCATATCGCTGAACGATGAGGATTGCAGGCGCTCCCGCAAATCCTCATCACAGCGGTCAAGGGTCAGTGAAAACTCTATCTTTTTTGCCTTGCCGTAGCGATCAAACTCGGAGCGGGTCGTACTTGTGTCAGTCAGAACATACATGCCGTAAATCTGCCCGACGCCATCAATCAGAGGCCAGGGGCGCCCTGTATACGCCTGCGTGGTCAGCAGCGACAGGGACACTTCGCCACCTGTGATTTCAGGATAAAGCACACCAGAAAGAACGACGCGATCATCACCTGCACCGATATACTGCCAGCTTGCTGAACGGTTAACGCGCTCATTTTTCACATGCCGCCAGCTTTTGTTTTGCTGTAACTGCTGATGCGGCAATGTGCGCAGCTCAAAAACAAACATGCCGTAGATCATCATCATGACCATGACTCCTCAATCTTTATCGTAAAAACTGCCACGCCCGGCACGGGTGCGCCGTTCTATTTCTGCCCTGACCATTTCACCGACCAGTTTCGCCAGTTCGCGGGGATTCTGCGTAACAACGTTATGCAGATGAACATGAATTTCACCGCCAAATCCGGAGGCAACAGGCTCCCGGTTACGGGAAGTTGCAGGAACTGATGCCACTGGCGATCGTATGGCCTCCTCCACTGGGCGGGAGCTGGCCGTAACAACAGGGACCAGCGCCGGAGGCAGCGGAGCCGGGACCACGGGTGTGATCTTAATTGCGGGGGCAGGCTTACTGACCTGCGCAATCTTCCGCTCCTGCCACTCCCCACGAACAGCAAGTGCGCGGGGCAGGTTCTTAAAGACAATATCGCCAGGGCCAATGCGTTTTTTCGTCTCATCAACCAGCTTACCTGTGTTATCAGCAATCTTGCTGAGTCTGCGTAGCGTACCGGTATTGCTGTCTGTGAGCGGTTTGTTGTCTTTGGGTTTATCGCCTCCGGTGCCATTGCCATTTTCCGCAGACTTCGGCGGATTGATTTTCGCAATGTCTCCCTGAAACAGAGCAACCTTATCCTGAAGAATGGCCGCACGCTGTGCGTCTTCGATTTTCTTTCTCGCCCTTTCCGCTTCATCCGGAAGCACACCGAGTTTTTCAAGTATCCACGCCAGCGTATCCAGCAACATTTTTGCAGGCGTCAGAACAAGCTGTAACGCGCCACCAAGAACGTTACCGAATACCTCGCCAGCACTGGCACATTTATCCAGCGTTTCCTTGCTGGACTCCATCGGTGACAACAGCGATTTAAACCAGTTAAACACCTGGCTGATCCCGCTTCCGATTGCGTCAAAAACAGGGCCAAACCGTTCAAAGGTTTCGCGCAACGGGGTCAGCCTTTCCATAATTCCGCTGAACACCCCGGCAAAAAATGCCCTGATGGGATCCCAATATTTCCAGATAAGAATGGCTGCTCCGGCAAGCGCAGCCACGATAAGACCAACCGGACTGAACAGCGCCCCGATAGCACCTCCCAGCAAAGAAACGGAACCCGTCACCATTCCCCATAGTGCTGGCAGGAGCCTGACAGCATTCATTGATCCGGTCAGGAGGGAAAAAACAAGACGCAGTTTTGCCAGTGGGCCAGCAAGCACACCAAGAGCAAGCGACAACGAGCCTACGGTTGCAGTCACTGCCAGCAGCGCACCGCCTGCAATCAGTAGCTGGCGCGTCAGTACAGGATGGGCCTGCGCCAGTGCCGTCACCTTTGAGACCACCCGCGTTAGCCACTGCGTGACAGAACGCAGCGGACCGTCAACCAGATCACTGATGCGAATACGAAGACCTTCCCATGCGCTGTCGAGATTTTTCAGGTCGCCATCAAGGTTGTCGGCCATAACCTTTGCCGTGCGTTCAGCCTCACCGCGTGCGCCCTCAAGTTCTTTTCTCAGTTTGGGTAAGGAACCGTCACCCGCCGCATCAACGAGTGCCATAAACGATGTGAAAGCCTCTTCCCCGGCGATGTCCTTAAAGAAGGATACCCGGTCAACTTCCCCGTATTTGCGGGTAGCTTTATAAAGGTCAGCCAGCAGATCTTCCATCGGGCGCATTTTGCCCCCGGCATCCGAGACGGACACGCCCAGCTCTTTCAGAGCTTCTGCCGCCGCCTTTGGCGGTGATGCCAGACGAGCCAGGCTGGCACGCATTGCCGTCCCGGCATCACTCCCCCTGATGCCCATATTCGCCAGTACGCCCGCCATCGCTGCGGCCTGCTCCAGCGATATTCCCAGCTTACCCGCCACCGGACCTGCATATTTCATGGTTTCGCCCAGTGCGCGAAGGTCAGTGTTGGTACGGGTAAACGCTGCGGTGAGTGTGTCACCGACCCGATCCATCTGGTCAGCAGAAAGGCCGAACTGCGTCAGGATATTTGAGCCAATATCTGCCGTCTCGCCGAGCTCCATACCGCCAGCCGTTGCCATGCTCAGCACGCCCGGAAGCGCAGCCTGAATGGCCTGCGGTGTGAAGCCAGCCATTGCAAGAAATGCCTGTCCACTGGCGGCATCGCCTGCAGTGAACTGAGTTTCAGAGCCAAGTTTTAACGCCTGCTCACGCAGCGCCTTAAACTGCGGGCTGTTTTTGTCGATTCGCGTCAGTGCCTGAACGCGGGACATCTCTTTCCCGAACCCGATCGCAGGCTGCAAAAAACGCCCGGCAGCATAGCCGCCCGCCGCTGCCGCACCAATTGCCAGCGCACCACCTGTTTTCAGTTTTCCCGCAGTTTCCTGCGCGCGTGAATACCGCTCACGCGCCCGCGTTACACGCGCAAGCGCCTGCCGTTCGCGTTCAAGCTGGTTGTTGTACTGTTCGGTGCGTCTGATGGCCTGCTGGATGGTGTTATCGCTGCCTGTCAGGGAAATGCCGTGGCGTTTCAGCTCTCCGCCAAGCTCCCGCATTTTCTGAATTTCCCGTGCGCGCGATTCATTCAGGCGTTCAAGCCGGGTGCTTAACTGCTGCATCAGCTTTTGTTGTTTTTCGCTGAGCACTGTACCCGTGCGTTGTAACTGATTAAGGGCGTTAAGCTGGCGTCGTGCTTTCAATATGCCAGCATCCGCTTTACTGACAGCGTCACGGGCGCGCTCAAATGAACGCGCCTGACGCTCGAGATTTTTGATCGCCCCCTGCGTTCGCTGGATGGAGTCACCAAACTGCCCCATCAGGCGGCGGGCGTTTTCGGCAGGCCGGGTCAGCCTGTCAACGGCGCTGAAAGCGACCCGGATATCAAGAGTCTTCATTGTCTGCATTCCCGCTGCGAAGTGCCGCCCGCTCACGCCAGCTAACCACTTCGCCGGGCGTCATCATGAAGATTTCGGCGGGCGACCAGTTAAAAATAACGGCAATATCTGCCACAAAGTCTTCTATGTGCTCAAAGCACACAACCGTGATCAGGCTTCCGTCGCCTGTTCGTTCTTCCCGCCAGAGTCCGCACCGCTCAAAAAATTTACGGCAACCACACATAACTGAATAAAGTCACGGGATGCCATTTTTTTGATCGTCACTTCATCCAGTCGCGGTGATGTCACGCGTGACAGCAGCGTAAACATGGATTCCGCTTTCAGATTCAGCACATCAGACAGCGACAAATCTCGCAGAGATCCAGCCTGCTCAATAGCCCCGGAGATCTCCACATACGTGATTTTTTCGCCGCCTCGCTCAATTGGTTGGGTAAGTTTTACGCCACGCTCACTGGTTTCTTTCACAGTGTCAGCAACTACCGTGTTTTCGGTATCGATGTTTTTCGTCTCTTTCATCAGGAAACTCCTTTCAGTCAGAGGCGACGCACTGCGCCGCCTGCATATTACTTATCAGCCAAGCCCAAGCGCGGAACGGATGCGATCGGGCACAATGTCCTTGCCGTCCTTCCGGTAAATGAAGTTCAGCAGGTCAATCTCCCACAACGGGCGATCGTTAACGCTCAGCTTGTAGTAGGTGTTTTTAATGGCGTAAGTGTGTGATGTGGCTTCGCCCTGTTTGGCTTCCCCCATATCAATTTCCGTCACACGTCCGCGCATTTCGACTTCATACAGGTCGCTTTCTGCATCGGTGTAGTATTCACCCGCAAAACGCAGCAGCGTGCCGTCAATCGTGCCGCCATACTTAAGGAACAGCTCACGAACTGCGCCCCCCATGACAAAGCTCGCATCAAGCGCGGAGTCGTCCAGGCCGAGATCAATACTTACCGCCCCCATCATGCCACCACCCCGGTAGCTGTCGGTTTTGCGCGTCAGCTTAGGCAGAGTGACGGACGTCACCTTACCCACTTCGTTTTCGCCATCCACAAACAGCGTAAAAAAGCGAAGATGTTTTGGCACAGCCATCAGGCACCTCCCAGCACCGCAAATGCGGGTTCAAAGTATTCATCAGTAAACGTCTGGTAAAGCTCCATGTCTTCCAGTGGCGGAACGGGCGTATATTTGTAGCGAATACGCACACGCCCCTGACGTAAATCCGTGGTGCTGTTATCCACCACGTCATACCAGCACTCCGCGCCAATCAGTTTCCCGGCAGTAACCAGTGAATCCAGTTTTGCCCTGACGGCACTGATAACATCCTTCACGTTCGCGGGTGTTAATGGACTGTCGATGGTTTCAAACTGCGCTTCCGCAATCGTGTCAGCCAGTACCTGTGCGGTACGGGTATACACCTCAAAGATGTAGGCGTTCGTTTCCGGTGTGCGGTTGCCCCAGAAACGGAACCCGTTGCGACGAATAATGGTCGTGATTTCTTTGTTGTTGAGGCTGTTGGCATCGCTGTCTTCGGCCTGTAACGACCAGAACACATGCCTGGACATCCCCAGCACATTTTTAACCGGAACGTTGGACAGCGATTTGTGCCAGCCCTGCTCATGGTCAATGTACGCACGAAGGCCGCACGCATAGGCAGGCGCGGGGAACGTTTCGTTTTCGCCACTTTTCGGGTTGTAGGCGATGAAGTCCGGCCACAAGAGCATCACTTCACGTTCGTTGAATTTCTGGCGGTAGGTAATCGCTTCAGCCATCGTGTTACAGCCGTGACATGAGGCATACACAAACGCGCGCAGTTTACCCGCTATCACGCACAGGGATTTTATTACCGCCTCCGTGTCCAGCTCCGGCGCGGCCAGAATACGCGGACGGTATCCGATGCTTTCATCCTGCTCTGCAACAAGCAGCGCATACATCCCCGTATAGCTGCCGTCATCCTCAGAACCACCGATAACCAGTTGATCCTGCGTCTTTCCGTCTTCTTCTTTGTGTTCAGCCACGCGAACGACGATCACCTTTGTGCTCACCTGGTCTGCGATGGCCTTAAGCGCACGATAAAGCGTCCCCGTTGTCCCGCATTTTCCCAGCACGTCATTGACGCGGGTCAGCAGTGTAGGCTTGTTCAGCGGGAACAGCTTCGCGTCCGCATCATCCGCCGTTGCCACGATACCGATAACGCTGGAATCAACATCGTTAATCGCTGTTACCAGGTCGGTATTTTCCGTAACACGGGCACCATGAAAACGAGTTTCACTCATAGCTTCAGCCCCTTGTATCCGTTAAATGATTCGGCAACAATCATCACCCACCACGCGCGTAATCTCACCCCTGCGCCGTTCTCCCGCCACGGCGACAACAAAAAGCAGTAACCCCCTCCGCACGCACATGCGACCATGCTGCACAGGGAGGGAGCAGATGACCGACACCACCATGCAATTGCTCAGTCAGAGCACAGACCCCGTAAAAATGCCGGATTTTGATATTCTCGCGGAGGGTAAAACGCTGTCCGGCGTGGCAGAGCGCCTGATGAGCCTGTCGCTGACCGACAACCGGGGATTTGAGGCAGACCAGCTCACCATCACGCTGGATGATGCGGATGGTCAGTTGCAGCTACCGCCACGGGGCGCGCGCCTGACGGTTCTCATTGGCTGGAAAGGCGAACCGCTGACAGAAAAAGGGTCTTACATTGTTGATGAAATCGCACACGAAGGACCGCCAGACAGGCTGACTGTTTCAGCCAGAAGCGCAGATTTTCGGGATGAATTTAACGTTAAACGTGAAGTGTCCTGGCATGATGTGACCGTTGAGCGCGTGGTATCCGCCATCGCTCATCGGTATGGTCTGAAACCGCAAATCAGCGAAATGCTGATGGATATTGAAATCGACCACGCCGACCAGACCGAAGAAAGCGACATGTCCTTCCTTACGCGCATGGCGGAAATGCTGGGCGCAATCACTACGGTAAAAAGCGGTAATCTGTTATTCATCATGCCAGGTGGTGGCGTGAACGCACAGGGCCAGCCGTTGCCCTCGTTCGCCATTACACGCAGCAGCGGCGATCGCCATCAGTTCCGTATTGCTGACCGCGAGGCGTATACGGGGGTACGCGCCTACTGGCTTGATCTTAATTACGGGAAAAAGAAAAAAGTCAGCGTGAAACGCCGTAAACCGCCAAAACCCAAAAAGGAGAAAAGCAGCAGCCGTGAAGGTGATTATATGGAAGGCGCGGAAGGCAATGTGTTTGTGTTACGCAAGACTTATCAGAACGAGCAGGCAGCAAGACGCGCAGCGGCGGCAAAGTGGCAGCAACTACAACGCGGAGCCGCATCATTCTCCATCACGCTGGCGCGTGGACGTGCAGAACTCTATCCCGAAATGCATGGCACGGTGACAGGCTTCAAAAGTGACATCGACAATCAGGACTGGATTATTGCAAAAGCCGAGCACACCATTGATAACAGCGGCTTTACCACGCAGCTTGAGCTTGAGGCAAAAATCCCGGAATGGATAGCAGAAACAGCGTGAATGTCTTAAATGTATTAGTTCAGATATGTACTAGCAATAAACATAGTTAGAAAGGCCGCTAACGCGGCCATATTAATTAAAACTCCAGTTACTAATATTGAGAAAGATAATCAGCGACTCCATCTGCAGGGTTTCGCCCACCAGTATAAATTGTGCCTAATTCTTGAGGTGTAACATATGTTGTAGGCCAAATGGCCATATTTTTAAAATAGTTATCTATTTTTATTCTTTGAAGTTCTTTAAAGAGATAATCTTCTAAGTCATTTCTTTTTAGACAGTTAACATAATAAGCAGCCGCACTTGCTACTATATCTACAATTTGTAATTGAGGATACTCTTGTGATGAATGGAATGTCAAAGAACGAGCTTTAATTGGCAATTCAAATTTTCTTCGATCATAACCATATGCCTCCGTAATTTTTGATATATCCATAAATTTATCAAAAATATCTTTCTTCTCTGTAATAGCTTTGGAATCGTCATGCTTAATATAAAAACCATTAGGGTATAATTTACCCCATTCTACACAGTGTCTAAAGAGGCTTGGTATAGATGGATCTAATGTGCTTTTCTCAACACCTTCCAATATATCATCAATATCGCTTCTGGTAATACTAATTCTGTTTATTATATCTGTGAATATCTTATCACTTGAGCATATCTTTAACTCATCAATTACCCTGTAAAATTCATCAATTGACTCAGTCGATTGGCTTCTGATCATATTCATAAAACACTGATACATTACCTCTGTTTTTTCCTCCCCACAGAAAGCAGGGAAACAGAAATAGTAAACATTAGACAGAGCTAGATTCTGTCCATTTATATAAAGATCTATTCCTCTATTAGAGCACCACGTCTCGATCAAAATATCAACAATCTTTGCTGTTAGCATGTATTTTTTATCGACCAAGTATATTTTAACATTCTCTTCATTGACATATTTGCTTTCAAGAAGCCTAATGATGCCATCCTGACCAGATTTTCTACGTCTAAGAGTTTTAAAGTGGGCTTCTGTTGGAGACTTGCTTCCGGTTAGTTCTAATGCCTTAAGCGCATCCTGTTTACTAATACTACTTGAACTTAAGGTAAAAACAGGTTGCAATGGATCGAGTAAATTTCCGCCAGTATTACCTGATTCATCAAAAAATATATCAGGCTTTATATACAACATTTTATTTATCTTTGCCGCTAAGTTTCTTTTTTTCTCATTTTCTCGCTTAATTTTATTATCTCGCCTACGTTGACTATTCTTTCCCATAAATACCTCACAATCTGAATTAGATATCCCAATTTAACGCATTAATAACATAATGTTATGATATCACACAATCAAAATAACGTGCTGATTTTAATGTATCAGGTTTGACTAGCTATTCTTTGATAAGCGAATAATAAGAATGTCAGCCCCTCAACTCAAAGCGGTTTAGTCAGTTGGAATCGGAGCTAGTAGAACTTAAAATAACAGAAGCACCACGTTAAGGGAGGTCTCTATGTTCCGTTGTCCGCTTTGTGGCGCATCTGCCCGTATCCGCACAAGTCGTCCGGAAAATGATTCAAACACCGTGCGGCAAAAGTATTACCAGTGTAACAACCTGGAATGCGGCGTATGCTTCTCAACACTGGAAGCCTTCCATAAATTCACATCAAAACACGCCTCCGCCGTTCACTCTTCAGAAGGTATCCCGTGGCATGAGCTGCCAGCTTCACACAGGGGAAACAATCAGATGAGTTTGCCTTTACCTCAGAACTAACAGGCAGAATTGCCGGATTAACAAAAAAGCGATAGATTACGCGCGGGTGCCTTTCGGCTGATGGTCGGAGGGAATACCTGAAGGCCAGATGTGGAAAGGCCCCGGAAAACATTTTTGTTTAACCGAGGCCCTAACCGTCTACCCTAAGCAAGTGATAGGTTAGCGCCTCCCCGAAAAAGGAGCAAGCGCTATGTCGCAAAAATCGCTTACGGCCATCACGTTCTGCGTGACGGCAATCCTCATCATCTGGATGCTGCACGGTTCGCTGTGCGAAATACGGATGAGCTTCTGGGGAGCGGAGTTTGCGGCGTTCTTACAGTGTAAGCAGTAA